CTCCACAGGCAGCACGTCGCTGTACTCGCCATTTTTCACCTCGATGTGCACCTCGCATTTGCGAAAGCCGCTTGCAAACTCTTGCGGCTGGTTGATTCGGCGTACCACGCCTTCAATTGTCAATTCCATTGTCTTTGTATGATTTATTAAATGATGTTTGTGACCAGTTAGGTAGGTCGATTGTCCGTAGTTGGTTGAGCTTCAAACGCTCGAATATCTCACGCCACCGCTCTAGCGTCGGATCCGTGTCAATAATCTCGTCCTCGAGGCCGTCGTCGTCGTCGCGCATGGTGCTGTTCAGCAGCAGGAACAGCGCCAAATCTTTTAACCGTTCTTGGTGCGCTTGCTGGTCGGCTTCTGCTGCTTCGAAAAACTCGTCGAGGTTCATAATGGTATGCGCATTTGCGATTGATGTTGCTTCAATCGTTTTTGCGCCGCGTTGAAATAGTCGGTATCAAGTTCGCAGCCCACTAAATCAAAGTCGAGGTTATGGCAAGCAATTGCGATTGAACCGCTGCCGAGGTGCGTGTCTAATATGCGGTCGCCTTCCTTTGCGTAGTTCATTAGTAGCCATTCGTAAAGTTTCACGGGCTTTTGTGTGGGGTGTATTCGTTGCTCCTTGTTTTTCATGTCGCCCTGAAGCATACCGTTCCACATAAAGCGAAAAATTCGAACGGAAGTTTTGAAGCTGGTATATGCTAGTTCAGCGTCTGCAAAATCTCCGCTGTTCAATTTGTCCCATACTATCCAGCAGCTACTTTCACGCGCTCGGTAATGATTTGCGCCCCAAATAATTTGGTTTTTGCTTACGCGCTCCAATTCCATAAAATATCTTTCACAGGGCGCTTTTTTATCGCCTCCCGCGAATGGTTTGTAATTATTAACCCTTGCTAATTTGCTGCGTGACGAAGTTTTATGAAACTGGTTAATACCGTACGGCGGGTCGACAATAGCCAACTCAAAAGCGTTCTGCTCCAGCGTTGCGAGATATTCCATGCAGTCGATGTTATGCAGTTCAATCATTCGTCTATCTCGTCTTCACCGTACACTTCGAGTTGATAGAATCCTGCGAGCTTCAAAATGGCACGTGACAGCGCCCGCTTCTCGGCCATAGCAATTGGGTACTGGTTGCGGTTGTTGCTCTTACTCACCTCGCCGTATGTCTCAACGTGCCCAATTTCGCATTTTGCGTGTGCTTTAACGCAATATCTCCCCTCGCTGGGGTCAGACCATTCGGGCACCGTTTCAAAGGTCACCACGGCCTTTATTTTGGCTTGTACGTGTTCGACGCCTCGGCGCGTCATAATGACGAAGCCTCTGGGGTCCTTATGGAAGTGATCGGGTCGCATGTCGTACTTCTTCGACAGCGTTTTAAGTTCATCAATCGCGCTCATGATAGTGGTGTTGGGTCATAGTTGATATAGGGCGCATACGGTGACGCAAAGCGCAGGCTGCTCAGGTTCATGCTCACTGGTGAGTCACACACCACGTCAAACGCCTTTTCGACGTATTGAATGGCCTTGTCTGCGCACTCTCGAAAATTGTCTTGCTCGATGCCTTCAACAGCTATCAGCATATACACGCCCGTTCCGCTGCAGCTCTTGCCTGCTGCCACCACGTAGTCGCTGTAGCCGCAATCATGCAGGACCTTGTCAACGTCGAAGCCGTCAGCCTGATGCTTGGCGTCGATGTCAATCTGCACCAGTCCGCTGTGCCGCGTAAAGCTGTCCTGTCGGCGTGTAGCAAATAAGCCGTGCGGCATAATCGCAGGCAGCTGCTTTTTCTCCCATTCGTTCCTTGGGTGCTGAGGTCGGACGTTCTCCAACCAGTCCACCAGTCGCACCATCGTAGTGTTGCAATCAAAGGCGCCACGGCAGGCGCTCACGTAAATCTCGTCAATGTTCATCGGTTCTTAGTATATGCCGCAATCAGGTCGGCTTTAAACTGTTCCATCAATCGCTCAAAGCGCTTCTGTTCAGCAAGCTCTTGCTGCATGTGGTTGAAGTCGCGCGTAGGTTTAACGTGCACGCTGCTGCGCACACAAATAAATTTGCTCATTATTACTGGTTTTGTAGGTGTTCCCATATCTCTTGTTCAATTCGCTCGTGATTGTAGTCGAGCAGGTTGTCGTCAGCACACGTGATGTCGATCCGTTCAAAGCTGGTGTGATTCTTCTGCCAGAGCACGACGCGAATAATGCGCACGGTCGGCGGGTGACTGGGCGAGATGTGCGTGGCTTCCTCGCCAGCTTCGACCTCAAAGGTCACGACCATCTCAAGGCCGTCGTCGAGTTTGAGTAGTATTTGGTCTTCCATTCGTTTAGATTTCTGTGCAAGTGTATGGTATTTTGCACACCTGTGCAACATATCGCACAAAAAAAAGCGGCACCCCCCGTTGAGAATGCCGCTGAAAACCTAAATGAAAAACGATGTTTACTAGTCCTACTTGTTCTGAACCGTCGTAAATATACAGCTTATTCCTTATTGCGCCGCTTGCTGCGTCCAAGTACGACGGCGTTGACGATGCGCTTGAGGATGTCCACAACCTTGTCGTCCTTCTCCGTTTCTGTTAGTGCAGTGATCGTACCAGCTGCGGTCAAAACGGCTAGTGCAATCTCGGCCCAGTATTGTGTGATAAGTTCGCTCATATTATTGTGCTTCTTCGACCTTCCAGTATGGTAGGTCCTTGTTTGAGTTGTGCAAGGTAACAAACCAACCGCCAAGTCGTGGCGTGTTAAAGCCTTTCTCAGTGGCCCAACCTGCAAAGCGGTCGCCTAGCATCTTGTAGCTACCGAGCTGCAGATGGTGAACGCTGTCCTGATACAGTTTACCAAAGCGGCTGATGCGGTCCGCCGTAATAGGCAGGTGCCACTTCTGGTGTGTGTGGCCGCGCACAATCAGGCTGGCGTCCTTGAATTGCATTTGGTCAATGTCCACACGCAGCACACCCTTCGACCGTGGTGCGTTGCCACCCATGCCATGGTGATAGTGTACGAACGTCGAGCTGCGCCGCTTGCCTTTAGCGTATATCTGCATCCACAGCCAACCAGAGTAACCAGCCACGGTGATGTTGCCGCCGTTCTTGTTTACGATGTACGCCACGCGGTCCAGCGGGCTCGTGTGCATGCGCTTCTCGATGTTGGTCTCGTGGTTGCCACGGCCCATAAAACGGATGACGTCCTTGTACTTCGTCAGGAACTCGGCACTGTCTTCAATGACGTCGTCAAGGTACGTGATGCTTTTGTATTCGGGGCGTATGTCGCTGTAGCTGGACCGCGGATCGTACTTACCACCCATCAGGTCGAACCAGTCGCCGAAGATGAACACGGGCGTGTTCGTTTGCTTGGCTTCGTCGAGGTGCCTGCGCAGCATCACGCGGTCGCACTTTACGCTGTCATAATGGACGTCCGAAATAAACAGCATGCGCTGCGGGTGCTTGTCCAACTTGACGCTGTGGACGGTGCGGCTCAGTTGTTCAATGTTCATGTGTATAGCCAGATGACGTCTTCGTCTTTCGTTTCATCACAGTCGCAGTGCACGAAGCCGTCACCCAAACCTATCCTATGAAAGCCCGCATCAATTAATGCGCCAACGATATAAGCGCGTTCTCGTGAGTTTCTGCAGCGAATGTCAGCCGCGAGGCCCTTCATATGCGCCGAGTCCTTTACCCCTCCACACCTCCGATTTTCTGCCTCACATCTGTAGCCACTCGTCACTACAAACGGAATCCCAGCGATTGCGCGAGCGCGATCAAGCATGTCGAGAAAGGTATCATCCATCATGCGCTCACCACTTCCCTTTCCCTCCATGGGGCAGTCAAACTCATGATAATTGAAGAACCTCATTGTAATGCTATTGCAACGGCAGCTATCAGGATGATGATGTCAGCAACGTCGCCGCGTCCGTACTGCCGAGCTTTGTATACCATGTTTGCTAACACAGTCGCCAAGATAATGAAAATCATTTTTCTTTTTTCTGGATTATGTACCAGTTGTCGTCGGTGTGGCCGAGGATAGTGATGCCGTCATACGATCGGTTGAATGCGTAGCTGCCAGCGCCGTCTATGGTCGTTGATGTGTCGCCGCTATCAGGTCGAAGTATTACGTCTGTATTCGCGCTTATCGTTGAGTCGCTGTGAAACTGTATTATTCGGCCATGGCTTTCTGCAATCGGCGGCAGTGTAATGTTTGAAGTACCATTTGCGCCTGACCAAGTGTTGAAAATATGCAGGTCCTCATCATGCACATTAAAGGTCCGCCCGTTTATATGTGTCATAGTACGATTGACGCGCTGGTCACGGCTGCCAAGCTGTGCAAAGCCATTGCCTGCATACCTGTTGAACGTGTCGCCAGTTCCTGCGATGCCTACAATCGGATCAAGAATGATAGGGTCATTCGTATTGATTGGGTCATTGATTGCAGTTGTCACGGTGCTGGGGTCGTGAGTCAAGTAGAACGCCTCAAGCTGCGTGTATACAGGCCGTGCTGTGTACGTCATTTCAAACAGTGCATAATATTCACCGGCGTCGTTAAGTACTTGCCACATGTAAACCTGACTGCCAAATATTTCGCCGCGCTGCACCTTGGTCGCCTTACGCTGGCCTGCAAGTATCTCTTTGACTGCAAGTCGGTTGATTCCAAGCGCAGCCGTCGTGTCGTTTAAACTATCCCACGCGTCCGTGCTAATGTAGTTGACGCCACTCAGCACTCGTATAATACCGTCAGCGTTTTGCGTTTCTTCATCACCAAACAAAACCTCACCTTGATTAATAGTGCCACGTGCGTCGTCGCTGTTAGTCGCTGTGAACTCTACTGTATCTCCGAGCGCGGTGCCTTCTACGATGTCTGCACGCAGCACGCTAATGTCATAGTCAGCGCCTGAGGTGGCTACGAGGTTTGTATTATTCGCACCGTCGTCGTCAATACCAAAAATGTCAATCGTGATGTCGAGGCCGTTCTCGTCTGAGGCCAATGCTGGCGTCAAGATGTAGAATGGCAGCTCAAGCTCGCCGCCGTCGCGCTTGTCAAATATCTCGCTTACGATGCTAAAGGTAGATGATGAGCTTTCCCAGCTTACGTCACCGTAGACGTGGCTGGTGTATTCATACGGCCATTCATCTAGATCGCCAAAGCCAAAGAACACAAGCTGCGAGCCGTCGTATGTTACGTTTCTCTGCAGGTACTTAGTGCCTGCCTTGATGGTAAACTGCAAGCGCACGCGTCCGACGCGTTCGTTACCTGTGCTGGTGCTGTCGCCATCGTAATTGTAGATAAGCGTGCCGCTGACAGCAAACACGGTGTTCGTGTTGTAATCAATATCCGTGTCGCTCTTGGTAGTGCCAAACTCGCTCTCAGTGTAGACGCTGTCAAACACGATTGGGTAGTTGCCGTTGTATCGTCGCACTCTGCTGACTGTCTTGAGCGGCACTAGGTACGTGTATTCATAACCTCGCAAGCGCTCAAACGTACTGTCAAAGGCTTTGGTTGCGCTTATGCTTTGTTGCGTGATTGCAGTGCCGTCCTTTTGCGTCCCTTCCACGGTCAAGGTCGTGCTGTACTTCTGTGCACCTACAGGCAGGAACCACCATTTGCCTTGAGCCTGAAACAGTCGAGCGTTCCATACTTTGGCCAAGCTTTCCAACACATCAAACGTGCTGCGAAATTGATTTTGTCCGTTGCTGTCAGGATTGTAAAGACCATAGTGGCTGATGCGTGTGTCTTCCAGCTGATTGCTGCCTGCATAGTCATCGCTTTTAAAGTCATTGACGTAATACAGGAAGTCGTCCGTGTTCCATAGGTGCGTGGCACGTGTCTTGTTTAGGCAATTCAACAAGTGATCGACTGTTGAAACTGCGCCTGTATATGCACTGCCGTCATTGTCGTACAGTATGCTTTGCAGGTTGCCGAGGTCGTCAGCTGCCGTGAGTGTGTTTTGAATTGGCGTGGCGTCGTATGGTCGCACTACTTGCTCAGGATACAGCACGCCGCCCCACCAAAAGTCGTCGGTGCCGTCAGGGTCTTTTCGTATGCTAACACTGAATCGCTGTTCGGCTGAAGTAGCCAGCAAGTCCATGAACGTCGTGTGCTCGGTGGTGGTTTCCGTGAGCGTAAACGTCACCTCGCTGCCGATGATGGGTTGATGGCGGTCTTCATTGTTGCCGCTGTATCGCAGCACAAAACCGTCGGCGCCTAGGTTGAACTCGTAAGCGCTACCAACGTAGTCGCTGTCATGTATGTTTAGGCGCCAGTCGGTGCTTTGGTCGTCAGTAAACTCTGC